ACCTTGGGGGTGGAACCGGGGGTAAATCCATCCCTGCATTTAATACGTATCTCAACATCATGATACTGTAATGCAACTAATGGGAGAGACTTGGTGTAATCCTCACCAAAGAAGAAAGGAATAATATAATGATCACCACCATGATTAGCCTTCTTGTTATTAGTGGTTACAGCGTACGAAGCCTTGGCCGCGCTGTCACGTAACAGGGGGTTGTGTACACCCTGAATGAAGAGGGAATCGAGCTGAGACACCTTTTGACCACCAATATAAAGACTGAACTCGGTTGGGCTCGCGGCATTTTGAGAAAAGAGACCGGCGGTGTTGTTTTGTACACTCGCGATATTGGTAGCCTCAATCCAGATGTAGCTCATAAGGTCACCCTTGGAACGAATAGGGATGGTAATTTCATTGTTCGCAGCGAAAGTACCAATGTAATCCATACGCTCTGGCTTCATAGCGAAATTAGTATGGCGTTTATAGTTTTGTCTAAAAAAACTGACCTCTGGATCACCAGTGATGAATACATCCTGGGCTCCAACAGACACGAGTTCAATTAAAGCAGCTGACATTTATATATAAATGATATTAAAATTTTGGCTCATAGTATACATATGGTAGTATTCCAGGCACTGACATGGGAGGCGCGAGATGTTGAAGGAGAACATCACATCAGTATATTTGGTAAAACTGAGGAGGGAAAATCTGTGTGTGTGACGACGACATTCGACCCATACTTTTTCGTGAAACTCCCAAGGGATACGAAGCCCGCCGACGTTACCCGCTTATTTAATGATATCAATCTTTTGAAGAGGGATCATGTCACCAGTTACAGTCTGACGAAACAAAAGGATGTTTGGGGATTTCAAAATAATGAAGAATTTCATTACATGCATCTAAATTTTAAGACACTCGAAGCTCGACGTAAAGTGAACTCAATTTTTATGTATAACAGGGAATTTTCAAAATATCATGTATACGAATCAAATATAGACCCCGTCCTGAGACTTATGCATAGAACGGGTATTCAGTCTACCGGCTGGATAAATACCGGTGCTAATTGTGTTCGTTCTCACCTGGCAAAAACGGATATTGACTTATGGTGTAACGACTGGTCTACACTCACACCCGTAGCCAGAGATGATATTGCCCCGTTTGTTGTAGCATCATTTGATATTGAATGTAATAGTTCAACTGGAAAATTTCCAGATGCCGACGTTACTCATGATGCTTGTTTTCAGATTGCTATTTCTCTTTGTAAATTTGGAAGTGATGAACCGTACGATAAAACATGTTTATGTTATAAAAAAACAGATCCAAAAATCGAAGGATCGAACGTCATTAGTTTTGATACGGAAAGGGAATTACTTTTGGCGTTTAAACGGTACACGAATGAAAATGATATTGATATTTTGACTGGGTGGAATATTTTTGGTTTCGATCTTGACTATATTTATAAGCGTGCCGCGATGGTCGGTTGTGGTTTAGAATTTTATGATTTGGGTAAACTCAAAGAAAGTGAATGTCATATCGTGAATAAAAAATTAAGTTCGAGTGCGTTGGGTGATAATTTCCTAAAGCTTTTACCTATGCCTGGACGATTTGTTTTTGATATGTTCCATGAAGTGAAAAAAGGTTACAAATTAGATTCATACAGTTTGAACAACGTTTCGAAATTGTATCTTGGTGACCAAAAGATTGATATGGCTCCCAAGGAAATGTTTGCTCGGTACCTCGAAGGTGACCCAGTTAAATTACGTGAAGTGGCAGAATACTGTATCAAAGATACACTTCTCCCACACAAACTAATGAAAAAGATGTGCATCTTACTAAACCTCGTAGAGATGGCAAAGGCAACATGGGTACCTCTATCTTTTTTGGTTGAACGTGGGCAGCAAATCAAAGTCTTTTCTCAGTTGTCTAAAAAGGCTCGAGAACTTGGATACATGGTACCGACCATCAAGTATGGAGCTATACCAGAAGAACCATATGAAGGTGCAACTGTTCTAGAAGCCCAAAAAGGTGCATATTACACTCCAATTACAGCATTGGATTTTGAGGCTCTGTACCCGAGTATCATGATGGCCCACAACCTCTGTTATTCTACGTATGTCATGGATGAAAGAAGGTATGGAAATATTTCAGGGATTACATATGAAACATTTAACATTGCGAATAAAACGTATAAGTTTGCACAAGATGTACCGAGTCTATTACCAGCCATTCTTATGGAGCTTAAACAGTTTCGTAAAAAAGCCAAAAGAGATATGGCAGCTGCAACAGGTTATATGAAGGAGGTGTACAACGGTAAGCAGTTAGCATATAAAATCAGTATGAATTCCGTCTATGGTTTTACAGGCGCAGGTAAAGGTATTCTCCCGTGTGTACCTATTGCATCTACTACAACGTGTAGGGGTCGTGGTATGATTGAAGAAACGAAGACTTATGTTGAGGCAAACTTTCCCGGTGCAAAGGTAAGATACGGCGACACTGATTCAGTCATGGTTGAGTTTGATGTAGGGGACCGTAAGGGTGTAGAAGCCATCGAGTATAGCTGGGAAGTGGGTGAACGAGCTGCTGAAGAATGTTCAGCTCTCTTCAAGAAGCCTAATAATCTTGAGTTAGAGAAAGTGTATTGGCCGTATTTTTTGTATTCAAAGAAGCGCTACGCTGCTAAGTTATGGACGAAGGGTAAAGACGACCAAATGCATATGGACTATGTAGACGTCAAGGGTCTACAACTTGTTCGCCGAGATAACACACCACACATGAGAGAAGTGTGTAAGGAATTACTGGATGTAGTACTAACATCTGGAGATCCCGGACCACCGAGAGACCTCGCGATAGAACGTGCGAATGAACTATTGGATGGTAAAATTTCAAACGACAAACTCGTATTAAGTCAGTCTCTGTCCGATAGCTACAAAGTTGGTGGAAAGAGTGTTTCTATTAACAGTCCGGAGAGTATTCATATAAATCAGGCACACGTTCAAGTCGTAAACAAAATGAGACAAAGAAAGCCTGGATCAGAGCCACAATCTGGTGATCGTGTACCATATTTGCTCACAAAAACGGATAATCCTAAAGCGAAAGCATTCGAGAAATCTGAAGACCCCAAGTATGTAGAAGAGAATAACATTCCAGTTGATTATCACTATTATTTTGTGAATAAGTTTTTGAATCCTGTATGTGATTTACTTGACCCATTATATGACAATACCAAACAGGAAATTTTTGGTGAAATTATTGAACAGTATAAACCACCAAAGAAAGTTACCGGTCCAGCCTTGAGTGGTATGAAAAAGGAACAATTGATTGAAGAATGTGAAAAGAATAATATTAGTAGTGAAGGCACGGCGTTGGTATTACGGGATCGTATTAAAATGTTTAGACAAAAACAAAACTCTGTTGAAGACTTATTTAAAAACTACACACGAAGTACAAGTAAGACATGAGTGCCAAGAAAATTGTTAAAATCGTCACAGAAAATATTAGAAAGTTGGTATCGGAACAGCTTCCTTCTCTCATAGAAGATGCAGTCGATGAAGTCATCCACGAAAGGGTTGACGAGGAACTATCTCAAACAACGTCTGAAGAAATGAGTAAAATTCTTGAATTTATTCACAAGAAACATGCAGTGCCTCTGGATTTACTTTTGCGTGATGCCGAGGAAGCGCGTAACACCAATATCTGTAAAGGAATCGTAAAAGATTCTGATGGAGAAACCCGGAGGTGTAGTTTTAGGGGTAAATTCGATGGATATTGTAAATTTCACAAAGACCAGGGTGAACGTATTCAGAAACGTGTCCTTCAAAGTGGTGATCATTTTACAAGTGCATGTAATGAAGTCAGAGAAGCTCAATCAGAGCTTAGAGATTTGGGAATAATATAATATATGAACAAATCGACTATTCTACTAACATCAATAAATGGCTTTTATGAAAACGAAAAGAATCGAACTAAATTAATGAATATTCTAGATAAGACGAGTGGTATTTCACTTAGAAATCTAGAATGGTTCATCACAAATTATGCGAAAAAGAATAACACATCTTATACCACTACCGATGGTAAACTCTTTACCGTACACTGCGCGTACAAAAGCAGTCTTGATGGATACTCCAAAAAACTTTTTGACCCTTTTTGTAGGTCTCAAAAGTTTCCATATACTATTCCCGGTACATCTCATGAAATTCATACAACGCTCGCACAGTTAAATTTCATCAAATGGTGTATTAAGAATAATATTATCGAGTATATTTCAAACAATAAAAATTCGCTTTTTAGTAAGCAAGTGACATAAAACCCTTGTCAAAAATATAGGTTTGATATCCTGTATAATACATCTGAAGTGAATATGTTTTGTTGACTATATCGACGAGCGACCCACTCGAAGTATCTAGTTTTACTTCTATAGATGTCTTGTCAGATTGTATTTGACTAAAATCCAGGTTCCCCGATGGCTCCACATTAATCGGATTCATCGAGAAACTGTATGTGTATACATTACGTATAGGTCTTGAAAGTCTATTCTTATACGGAATTAGATATTTATAATAATTATGATTTGTATTCGAAACGTTGGGTAATTTATTTCCGTTGATATTAAAACTCGCTTCACTCATGATGGGATGAAAGAATGTTTGCACCTCGTCGAAATTTACATTAGATGAAAAATTAAAACGATTTTGATAAAACTTTTCTTCTTGTAAAGCTTTACCCCCTGTAGAATCAGTCGCATCTTCGAATTCTGTGTTTCTTAAAAACCAATGAATACATTTTACCGGAATATTTGGTACGAGGTTATTTTTGATAATGTCTTTATTTACATCACTGATTATACTTGGGTGTTTGCGTACGATATCCGTTATGAATGTCTGGCGTTCGCTCGCTAGGTACTGTCGTTCTTCTGGACTCACCGTTATTTCTTCAGTGACGAGTCTAAATTCTGGGAGTGACAGAGTGGTTCCCGTATCTGTAAAAAAGGTTTGTGGGTGAAACTCCAACTCGAATTCTATTTTTTGACGGTGTACAGCACATACTGGGAAATATGGTCTATTTGGTTTATTGGATGAATACTCGTCACTGGCATACTTCCTCGAAAAGAAGAAGTGCAGAGGTATCACAAGGTCGGATGAGTACTGCGCATAATCGTCAAAGTTGTCAAGAGTTGAATCATCGTAACCAATACTTCTATTAACAAGAAACCTATTTGCCACCTTCTCGGACATTTCTAAATAAAGTTCATCATATATGACACCCCAATCATCATGTATTTTTTCCACCTCTAGCTCGTCAACAAACATCGTGACACTTTTAAGAATGTGTCGACCGAGTTGGTCTGCATAGTTTTTTCCACCTCCAAAATCTGAGAGACCCGGCATGGTAATACTCAGCCACATGTTACTCAAAAGATCACCCATATTTTGAGGATTGAATTGAACTTTGATTGTTTGTCCAAACGGCCACCCGGATATCTGTCCGGGATTAATCACATTACGACTTCTGTGATACTTCCTAAATTCGGAGTGTCGTGTCATATCCCGATCCTTAAAGAACGAGTCTTCTGGGTCTTTGGAAAGAAGGTGTGTATCCTGTTTTCCAATAGCCTTGAGAGAAATCTTTGCAGCTTCACCCATACTTATCTATTGTTTATATATTTTTAATATCATTCTTCCACATGTTCATAGCTGTAGTAGACTTCATAATCTCAAGATCCCTTTTCGCCTGTTCGGATTCTTTGAGAAGTTCGCGAACACTCTCATCCGTGTACTGAACGGTTCTAATATTCAAAAGGTAGTCATATGTTCCACCAATTTGTGGGAAGAGTCCAGAAAGTTGGTTTTCGAGTTCTTGTTTTTTACGGCGAAATACAATAATATCACCGTTGATGACCATAGATACAAATCGAGACTTGTAATCACACATCTGCGCCTTTGCCTCTAGAACTTTGATGAGATGTTCTTTTCGCTTCTTGTAATACTCGTAGCGAAGCTCGATAAAATCTTTTAGAATGAGTTCTGGACTTTGGTATTTATGAATACCCTTTGTTGGATGAAAGAGGTGCATATTGGTTGTACGGAGTGTCTTTTGAAGCTTGAGATCCTTAACGGCGTCGTCACCATTGTAATCTTGAATGAGAAAATCCACGTTCTCAGTTGTACTGTTATTTGTGAAACCACTGATGATTTTCTTTTCAACGAGGGTATCGAGGTGTTCCTTATAATCTTGGGTCCAGCGTCCCGGTGGAAGTTCAGTCACCTTAACCGTCCTCCCAATACTACTCCATACACCTTGGGTCAGCCATGAATCGTCATCCTGTTCCATGATTTTACCCTTGAAACCCCTGAACCAGGGTGTCATTTTTTGAATACTTTTACCATTTAATACATTTGTAATGTTATCACGAATATCCTTGGGATTGAATGGAGGCACATAGCAACTGAAACCGGTACCAATACCCTCACTTCCATTGACCAAAATCATAGGTAGAGTAGGCATGTAGAAATCAGGTTCAATCGAGCGACCATCATCATCCAAATAATTAAGAATCGCATCATCCTTGGGATCGAAAAGCTTACGAGCCTCGGATGTCAATCGTGTGAAGATATACCTCGTCTGAGAAGCATCCTTTCCACCCATAAGCCGTGTTCCAAATTGACCACATGGTTCTAGGAGATTGATGTTGTTAGAACCCATGTAGTCGTTTGCCAGTTTGACAATGGTGTCGGCCAAACTTACCTCACCGTGGTGATAGGCACTCTTCTCAGCTACAAAGGCGGCCAATTGTGCAACCTTCATCTCAGCAGTCAAATTCTTTTGAAAACAGGAATACATAACCTTTCGTTGGGACGGTTTCAGACCATCACAAACATGTGCGATAGAACGCTTGAGGTCTGCAAGACTGAAGTTTACCAGGTCCTTGTGAACAAAGTCAGTAATGTTCAACTGTTTCACATTACCATAAGGAACCTCTAGCTCCTTGGGGTCTTTTGCTGTGCTTTCAAGAAGCCACGTCTTACGGTCATCAGCCTTTTTCTTGTCAAAAGCCAAAGTAATAGATTTATCAGACATCACATCTGTATCAAACTTGACTGTGAGGTCTTCGATTTGCTTGAAATACTCACGTGCCTCCTTTGAAGTGGAGGTACCCAAACCCTTGTAATACTTGATGTGCCAACCGGGTTGTCCATTTCCATACCAGGTCCTGAATTTAGAATCCGTATAGAATGACTTGGTTTGGTTACCTCTAGAAGCCTTGATAATCGGGGTGACCATCGATACGACGAATCCCAACTTGAGGAGACTGGGCCAAAAGTAGTCAATCATGTTGAGAATTAGACCCTTGATATGCGAACCGTCGTTATCTGCGTCAGTCATGATCATTAGTCTCCCATAGCGAAGCTCGGATACATCTTTGTAGTCCTTTCCCTGTTGGAGACCCAAGATCTTTTTGAGATCATTGAACTCCTGGTTCCCAGTCAGCTGTGCCACAGAAGCATCTCGGACATTTTTGCACTTACCGCGGAGGGGGAAGACACCGTAGTGGTCTCTACCAACAACTGATAGTCCAGCGACCGCGAGGGTCTTTGCTGAGTCACCCTCTGTGACGATAAGGGTACACTTTTTGGATTGCGCTGTTCCAGCTTTGTTTGCATCATCCAATTTAGGGATACCAGTAATCTTAGACTTTCGTGCTCCACCATCAGTCTTGGCAAGTTCCTTCATCTCTTTGAATTTTGAGAGTGCTGTAAGCTCATCGGAAATACCCGTTTTTAGGACGTTTTTAACAAAGGTTTTAGGCATCTCAAATTTAGATCCAAAATCCTGTACTTTTAGGGTACATTCAGATTTGACTTGACTCGAGAATGAAGGATTCTCAAGAGTGGCCTTTACAAAGATATTGAAGGTGTTCTTCACTTGTTGAGGCTTGAGTTTGATCTTCTTTGCCATCTCATCAATAATACCCGATGCAACTAGGGATGCCACGTGATCTACATGGGTACCACCCTTGGTTGTACAGATACCATTGACGAAGGATACCTGCTCTAGACCATTCTCTGAAGGCCCGATACATACAGACCAACGGTCTCCCGTGACTGATGTCACATTCTCAACACCTTCATGCATCTTGGCGTAGGTATCGAGGTTCTGTTTTGGTAGAACATCTCCATTGAACTTGACCTTACAGTTTGGGGTTGTGCAAATATTTGCATCCCAAACTCTCTTTTGGAAAATCTTATAGATGGCATTTTCCATCTTAGAAAG